ACCCATTGCGGGACGCCGTTCGACAGTGGCGAGGGCGATGGTGCCATGCAAGCAGCTTTCCGACGGCCTGCGGTCGTGGGCCCCGGCAAACCGGAGCCCGGCCACTACACGCGAACACGGGGTCACGTGTCGGCGGCAGGGACACCACTCCCACGCCGCTCGCAACATCGTAGCCGGTCTGGCGATGGCAGGAAAACCCCCGGCCCTGCTTGGTTTCCGGGGGCAGCAACCCACCGGCTCAGCCTGCCGTGTGGTCACAAGCCGCTCGGCAGGCGGTGCAGATGCGGATCTGATCCGGTATGATTCGATCAGGCCACCACACCACCCATGGCACCACGAACCCCAGTTCTGATCGCTGACCGCGAGCCAGACGCCACCGACTGCGACCCCCTCGGCCGCTGCTGGTGGGGTCAGCCGGCGTTCATCCGTCGCGGGCAGTACCACGCCGCCTGCTGGTTCTACGGCGAGGAGCCCGACGACAGCGACACCCACTGGATGGCGCACGATGCCATCCCGCTGATCACCGCCGACGGCGAGCCCGACTTCGAGCCCGACGACGACTGGCACACCCACCCATCCCTCACCGCTGCTGAGCGGAACACCTTGACCCGCGCCTGATCCGATGACCACCACCCTGTTTGCCCTCACCGGCGAAGCGCTCACGCTGCAGTCCCGCATCAACACCGCTGCTGAGCTGCTGTTCAGCGACGATCCCGCCGAGGTGGCCCAGGCCACTGCAGAGCTGGAGGCCCTGATCAATGCCGAAGCTGACAACCGCAAGGCGGTCGAGGCCAAGGCTGACGCCTGGTGCTGGGCGATCGACCACATCCGCGCTCAGGCCATTGCCCGCGCTGAGCACGCCCGCCGGCTCACCGAGCTGGCCAAGGCGGCTGAGCATCAGGCCGAGGTGCTGCAGGATCGGCTGATCGGTGCGCTGCAGAAGGTCGCCCCGGACGAAACCACCTGGACCCTGCCCGAGCACAAGATCACCAGTAGAAAATCCACGGTTGTCGTGGTGGACTGCGAGCCAGAAAATCTGCCGAAGCAGTACCAGCGAATCAAGATTGAGGCCGACAAGACTGGAATCAAGGAGGCGATAAAGGTCGCCGTTGCAGCGGCTAAGGCAGCTGCCCCAGACGACGCGGCTGCCGCCAAAGCGGCTGCTGTCGCCACGGTTAAAACCGTGCCTGGCTGCTCTCTGGTCGAGCGCCGCAGCTGGAAAATCGTCTGACCCCACTCATCCACATTCACACCCGCATCATCCCCATGCCAACCGCCACCCTTCAGTGCCCGGCTGCCCTGTCCGACCTGATCCTGCAGGCCGCCCGTGCGGCCATCCCCGCCCACGTCGATGGGCTGATCACCCTGCCGGCTGCCGGCGTGCGAAACGACCCGCTGCTGCCCCTGCTGGTGGGGCTGCTCGACGCCGCGCAGGTCACCGCCAAGGCCGTCGGCGACAACGCCTGGGATGACTGCCGGCCCCTACCGGCGGAGCTGGCAGTCGATCTGGCGCGGCAGTGCCGGGCCATTGCCGCCGACCTGGAGAACGCCAACCAGTGCCCCGACGCATCGGCGTTCTCGCTGCCATCCATGAGCGGGAAGGAGCTGGTCTGATGCGCACCACCTGCGCCACCTGCCGGTTCGTTGAACGCGACGAAGAGCGGCTGGCGTGCCATCGCCTGCCACCGCCCTGGCCCACGGTGTTCCCGCCTTCCTGGTGCGGGGAATGGGCCGCCGCTGATCACCACGCCACCACCACCGATGAACAACTACGCGCTCCTGCCCACTGAAGATCGTCCCACCGGCGGTGTGGGCATCACCCGCACCGATGACCCCAGGGCCACGCTCTGGCCGTATCAGGTGCGGTTCCAGGTCGGAAGGCCGATGACCGGCACCATCGCCGCGGTTGATCGCCACCAGGCGGCGCGGTTCCTGAAAGCCCGGTATCCACAGGCCGCCAGCACCAAGGTGCTGCCCCGCCGATGAGCAGACGACCGCCAGCTGATCGGCGCTACGATGCGCAGGCGATTCTGCAGATCAAGGCAGCCAAGACCAGTAACGCAGCAGAAGCGAAAATACGCTGCTGCAGTAAGGAGTTCATTCGCCAGGTCCGCGCCGGATTGGTATACAAAGACCTATGGGATCCGGCGCTGGCTATCGGCAGTGTGAGCTGTTTGCGATGCGTGCATCGCGGCAGTCCATGCGATTTGGAAATTCCCGAGGCAAAGACGGAGGGCCCTGATTACGCAAAGGAGTGCTTGTACTGGAAGGAAATGACAAAATGAAGTTTCTGAAAAACAACATCATTCTGATCGTGCTGATTGTTGCCGTATCGCTGTATTTACTTGCTGCGGTTGCTGCAAGTTCTTCCCTTGATAACTGCACTCGAACCAGCACAACCAAATCAAGCACTTTTATTTCTTTGGTTGGTCGCCTCATGCTTCCAATCACAACGACTCGCCGCCTTTATGTCTGCCCTGATGGCCGGAGGCTGTGGTTATGACCTGGCACACCGACCGCCTCCCCACCGCCGAGGACGCCGACCCGCACGGCATGGTCCGCTGGGGCCCCAGCCATCCGGGCCTGCTGTGCCGCTGGGATCGCGTGCGCCCCGGTGAGCCATGGGCGCACTCCTCCGCCTGGCGGCCGCCGGAGACCACACCATGACCCGCCTCCTCCTCACCATCCCCGAGGCCGCGGATGCCCTTGGCGTCAGCGAGCGGCACATCTACCGGCTGATCGCCGAGGCCGACAGCAACCGCCGCAGCCGCTGGCGGTGGGGCCGCGAGCTGATCAACCTGGCGCCGGTTGGGGCCAGCAAGCGGACGGTGCGGGTGAACGCAGGGGCGGTGGTGCCGTGTCTCACGATCTGATCCGCCGCCTGGCTGCCGCGCTGCCGCCCGATCACCCCCTGGCGGCCGAGGCCCACGAAGCCCTGACCCGCGCCACCCCGCTCGACACCCTGCCCCTGTCGAACCGCACCCGGCTGGCCCTGCTCCGCGGCGGATACCGCACCGTGGAGGAGCTGCGCGAGGCCGGCCCCCAGCAGTGGATCACCCGCCGATCGATCGGGCCCGAGGCCGTGAAGGAGATCAGCTGGGCGCTGGGGCACCGGTGAGCGCCCTCTCCGCCGCCTCCGCCACCACATGCGGCTGGATGTGCGCCCGATACACCCTGGTGTGCTGCTGCGGCGAGTGCCCCATGAGCCGCGCCGCGGTGAACACGTCCAGCCGCGAGCCGCCCTCCCGCCACAGCCTGGCCGCGTAGGCGTGCCGCAGGGCGTAGGGCCGCCAGGGCAGGCCCAGCCGCTTCAGCTCCTTCGACAGCCACTTCGCCACCACCTCGGGCCGATCGTGAGCTGCGCCCTGGAGGGTGGGCCGCAGCCGCCGGTCACGCAGGCTGAACCGCTCAACCCACTCCCGGGGCACCGGCACCACCGTGCGGAATCCGGTCTTGGTGGCCTCCTGCACCTGGCAGTAATCCCGCCCCACCAGCGCCGCCCCCTCGATCTCGTGGGGCCTGAGGCCGTAGGCGGCCATCATCCCGAAGTACCAGGCCGCGGGCCCGGCCCCCTCGACCCACGCGACGATCTCCGCATCAGTGGGCACCGCCACCAGCTCGGCCTGGGCGTAAGTCGGCAGCGGCACCTCTGGGAACGGCACCGCCACCAGCCGGGCCAGGTGCCTCAGGAGGTAGTAGAGCTCCTTGTAGCTGCACGAGGCGCGGTCGTACCTCTCCAGCGCCGCCGCCATCGAGGCCGTGTCGCAGGTGCTGCCCGGCGGGATCTGCCGCAGCCTGCCCAGGTAGTTGATTTCCCAGGTGCTCTCCGACGTGCGGCCCAGCACCACCCTGGCCCGGTGCAGCCGGGTGATCGCTTCCCGCCAGGTCAGCCCACCGGCCGCATCGTCGTTCCAGTAGGCCCACTCGAAGGTCCCCGCCTCCAGCTGCCGCTCCAGGGTCTGCAGCTGCTTGGCCGCCATTCGGCGGTTGACCGGAGTGTCGTCCAGCCGCAGGGCGATCCGCTGCTGCGCCAACCCCGGCCGCCCGTCCCGCCGCGGCACACGGGCGAGCAGATACAAGCGCCCGCGCTGGGCGTTGATGGAGGCCATCGGAATACGACGAGTTCGGGGGGTGTAGTGGCGCCCGATGCACCGGGCGTGCATACCGTACCGGCTTGCTGGCAGAACCTGGCAGAACCTGGCAGAACGTCACCGCCAGCTGTTCAGCTCAGATCCGCTGCGCTGCGGGCAGTTTCGGCTCTGCGACAGGCCAGCACGGCCAGATAAAGATCCTCGTCAATTTCGCGGATGTCGTATTTCCAGCCCAGTCACCGCAGGCGATCTCAGGCGGCGTGCATAGAGCGTGCATGCCTAAGGCGCCCGGTGAATCTCCGCTGACGGCTGCCTGGCGTCGATCACCCTCCGGTTCTGCCCCACCCCCACCAGTGCCAGCACCGCCACCAGCAGGGCCCCCCACGGCGCGAGCTTGGTGGCCAGGCCGTCGGCAAACGATCGAGAGCCACGGGCGGTGGCCTCGGCGGTGGCCAGCCGGTCTACGGTCTCCTCCAGCCGCTTCAGATCTTCCCGCGTGACCTGGTGGGCCTCCAGCTGCACCTGCCGCTGCTCCAGCCTTTCGACGCGACTCATGAACGAGGTCATGCTGTCGCGGTGCTGGCTCAGCCCGGCCTGCAATCCGATCAGCAGGCCCTCCAGCCGGCCGAGGCGTTCGTAGATCGGCCCGTCCTCTCCTGCGGTCACTGGCGGGGTTTGCTCGTGCTTCTGGTTGAGCTTTCCAGGGCCAGAAGGCTGGCGGTCATGGGTCAGAGGGCAATGCGACGGAATGCGCGGACGCGGCGAGTGTTGCCTCTGCCGGAGATCTGATGCATTCCGCTAGCGAACGAAACAGTCCACGCGCCGCTTGCGGCATTCGTTGACGACCAGTGTTCGTCGCCAATGAACGCTTCGGAAGATGTGTTGAAACTTGTCAGCGCCGTTTGCGCTGGATACAGCAAGGAATTGTTCACCTCCCGTTTTGGAACTGAGTAATCATTGATTCCCCAGCTGGTGCTGTTTGATCCAGTGGTCGGCTTGAGATTGAAATAGGCAATATCCAGTTCATAGCGGCTCGGCAGATACCAATCACTGAATCCGCCAATCGTTAGATTTTTGCAGAACTGAGCGGCCGGGTGGTCCGCGATACCTGCGGTCACAATGTCAGCGGTGTTGGCAACACCATCAAATGTGCTTGTAGATCCCGAGATGTTGCCCGTTGCGGTTCGCCACACATTCATGGTGGTCAGCGTGTAACCCGTGCCCGTCGCGCCCGTCGCCCTGGGCGCCACGATCAGCGCATGGGTGGGGCTGCGGTTAGCCGTGTGACTGATGTACCCAGCGAAATAGCCGCCGCCAAACGCCTCGCCAATCACGGCGGGAATGTACTGCTTGGCCGTGAAAAGCGCGCAGGAGCCTGTCGGCTTCTGCAGCGTAAGTCCTTTCCTGATGACTAGCGTCACGCCCTATCCTCCCCCCGTGGCAGCAGGCAGTGGGATGGCATCTGCGCCCTGATAGGCAGGGTTGGGCGCACCATTTGCCAGGAAGCGCGGCTCAGAAACTCCAGTAAAATACGGGCCGACTTTGTAGATTGCCGCACGCTGCCGCACTGTTTCCACTATTGAAGTCACAAAGTATTCTTCTGGGCTGGTAGCATTTGTTGCTTCAGCAGACGCAACAATAAGAAACTCTGCCGCCAAGGCCGGCAGCAGCTCATCGGGAATCTCAACGGTGAACTGAGTCATGGCGTCAGGAAGTAGTGGCTTTGATGATGGCAAAAGCGATCACGACCGCTTCGGCCAAGTCGCCTGCAGTAACATTGCGAACGGTGATCGTCGCAGAGCCTGCAGCGGCGCGAGCGGCAAACAGGTATGCCCCGGTGGTGCCGCCGGCCGCGTGATTGATGATGATTAAATCTGTCGCTGCAATTTGGCTGTTTGTCAGCGTAAAACTTACTGCCGTATCAGCTACTAAATTAGCGGCATTCATTGTGATCTGACCGCAGCGAGCGTTCAGTGTCACTCCCGTAGATTTGTTTGTGGCCTGTGTCTGAGCACCGCCAGCGCCACTGCCATAGCCAAACGGCAATAAAAAACGAGTGCCAGTAGCTGAATCAAAAGTCGCCGTGCTGCCGGCTAATACCCCATTGTTATTGTAAATATATTGCCCTGTGCTTCCGCCCACCAGCGCCACGGTGCCGGTGGCGTCGGGGAACGTCACCGTCCGGTTAGCAGTGGGGGTGACAAGCTGGAGCGTGGTCGTGAAGCTGCCGCCATCATCCAGCTTTACGTCACCCTTGTTCGTAAGCAGATTGGTGATTTTGTTGTAGGTGAGGTCAACATCACCGCCAAACACACCACCATCGTTGAACTGGATCTGGGTGTCACTACCTCCAGGCGTTGCGGAAGGTATCGCTGCCCATGTGCCATCATCTTTGAGATACTTTCCGGTTGGCGTTCCAGTGGCCGGCGTTAGGCCCGCGCTGGCACTGCTTACCAGCGGTAGCGTCACATCAGTGCCGGTGCTGCTTTCCAGCAAGCGGGTTGATGAGGTGTAGCTGAGGTTGGTGCCTGCGGTGTTGATGCCGGTGAGCTGCGATCCATCTACCGCCGGCAGCTTGGCGCTGCCATCAAGCTGCACCACATTTCCGGCACTGATGCCGACGTTCTGCGCCGCAGCAGTGCCCAGTGTGGGCTTGTTCAGTATTTGCGCGTCGCCGTCACTGGCGCTCCAATCAGCATTTACGTTGACCTCGGCTCCAGCCGCAATGTCGTCCAGCTTGCTTTTATCCGCTGCGCTCATCGAGCCGGCAGCGCTGATAGTGGCGGCGCTGATCCCCACCGTCTGCGTGCCGGCGTCGTAGGTGACTGGGGCTGTTGCCGCCACCACACCGGCGGGGCCTTGTGCGCCGGTTGGGCCCGTGGGACCTTGAGGGCCGGTTGCTCCGGCAGGGCCAGTGGCACCCGTTGCACCAGCTGGTCCCTGTGGACCGGTTGCTCCGGTAGGTCCCTGTGGGCCGGTCAGCGATGCCATCCACTGCGCTTCAGTGCCGACAAAGCCACCGGCAACCGCCGCCTGATAGGCGCTGCTGCCCGTTGCACCCGTGGGTCCGGCTGGCCCTTGCGTTCCTTGCGGGCCCGTGGGTCCGGTGGGGCCTTGTGGTCCGGTGGGACCAGCGGGGCCGCCGAGGCTGATACCCCATCCCCATGCGCCGGCAGCCTTCGGCCCATAGAGCCTTGGTGCGCTCACGTCTATGTAGAAATCACCATCGGTGCCCACCTCGCTGCCTGGAGCACCGATGCCGCCCAGCAGCGACTTGCCGATGGGGCCCTCCTCGCCCTGCTCGCCCTGCGGCCCCTGCTGCCCTTCGGCGATGTTGAAAATCACCGACCCCCAGGCGCCGGCAGCCTTCGGCCCGTAAATGTCGCCGTTGGCGGTATTCAGGTAGAAGTCGCCGTTGGCGCCAACACCAGAGCCCGGCGCGCCGGATCCCCGTTGCCACTCGGCTCCGATACCCGCGGGCCCTTGTTCACCCTGCGCACCCGGCGGCCCGGGCGTGACGATCTTGATCACTGCGGGGCAGGTCATTCCTCATCCCTCCGGGAGGTGCGCAGCGCAACCGTCACCGGCCCTGCCGCGAGGTGGTGGTCATCGGCAGCGACACTGCCCGGCGCCACCATCAGGCAGTCGTAGCGGTAGGTCTTGCCCACCCGCAGGCTGTTCACGGTTGCCTCCGGTAGGATCAGGCGCACCACGCCGGTGGCGGCGTTGGCGTCCACCGTCACCGGGAGCACCGTTCGACCCTTCTCATCGCTCACCGTGGCGTTCACGTCCCAGCCGGTGAACGGCCAGGCCACCGTGCCGGCGGTGTCCGAAAACAGCCAAAGCTCAAGCAGCGCGTCAACGCCCTGCTCCATCGGCCAGGTTTCGCCCTCCACCCATGCCACGGATCAGGCTCCTGCTGCTGGCTCAGTTTTCCGGCGCTTTGGTGCCACCACCGCAGTGGAGGCTTTCACGGGCTCCGGAGTCGGTTCAGCCACTGCCGCAGGCGCAGACCCTGGCCCCATCACCTGCAGCATCTGCTCCAGGGTTATTCCGGGCACCATCGAGAAGCTCATCGTTCAGTCCTGAGATATGGGAAGGCCCCCGCAGAGCCAGAAACTCGCGGGGGCCGGGTCGTCGGTGATCAGGCGTACTGGAGGCTGATCGTGTTGGTCCCAACGGGAACCAGCACGCCATTACCAGCGACCTGCCCGGTCTTGGTGCCGGCGGTGGCGCGGATGGCCACCACGCGGATGTCGCCAGTGAGATCGGTTGCGGGCTGGGTGCGGACCAGCTCGCGAACGGTGGCGCCGCTCAGCGGGATCTCGGTGACCCCGGGCGAGCAGATCGCGGTGGCGATCGGCGTCCAGTCGGAAGCCGATGCCAGCGCAGCGCCTTCGGCCACGTGCGCGGCCTCGATGATGTAACCGCCGGCGGCATCAGCGGACTGGCCGTTGACCACCACCTTGAACACATCCTGGGCCTCCAGGCGGGTGTTCAGCAGCCGGGCAGCACCGGTGCGGATCTCAGCGGCGCGGCCACGAGCGCCAGCGGCGACGGCGCCCACCAGGACGGTGGCGGCGTCGATCGTGTAGCCCCTTCGGGGGGCGAGTCCAGTAGAGCGAGCCATGTCAGGGCCTCAGATGTGAATGTGAACTGGATCAGGCCACCACGGCCGCGTCGGTCACGCCGTAGAGGCGAGCGGCGGATCGGCCGTTGTAAACAGCCATGCCGCAGTACCACTCGATCCGGGTGCGATCGACGGGGGCATCGTCCACCTCGCCCATGGGGCGAACCGAGATACCGAACTGCCCGCGGCACCGGCCTTGGATGGCGGTGGTGAGCAGATCACCCATGGCCACGCAGTAGATCGACGTGGTGGAGCTGGTTTCGTTGAACGGCTGGATCTGCACGTTCTGCGCGTTGGTGTCGGTCACGATGATCGGCACATCGCCGTACTGCGTCACCCGACGGCCGAAGCTGTCGAGTTCGTAGTTGATGAATCCGCCGATCGTGGTGGCACGGCTGGCGGTGTTCAGCCGGCGGCGCATCTTCTTGTTCATGACCAGCACCTTCTGGCCGCCAACGGCGTCCACGGCGTCGATCAGTTCATCCAGCGCAGACAGCGACAGCGCTCCGTTGTTCATGTTGATCGCCTGGGAGCTGCCGGCATTGATCCGACGCTTGAGGCCATCAAACTCGCGGGGGTTGGCCGATTCATCGCCGTTGATGAAACGATCCTCGAAAGTCATGCGCATCGAGGCGACCTTCATCCGCACCTGATCGCCGACCACATCGGGCCCGCGCATGTCGATGATGGAGGTGTCAACATCCACCTCAGCGCCCAGCACCTTCAGCCGCTCAGACTGGGGGTTGAGCACGCCGTAGGAGGCGTCGAGGGTTTCGTTGATGCCGCGGAAGCCGACCGACGGAAGCTCCTGCTCCACGTCGTAGAACACGCCCTCGCCTTCCACGTCCTGGAAGGGGATACGTGCCATCAGCTCGCCTTCGGCGAGTTCACGGATTACAGCGAGGCGGGCCGGATCGCGTTCGGATTTGGCCGCCTCCAGAAGGGTCAGGCCCATTGGAAGTTCTCGGGATAGGGGGTCTGCTGAGGCATCACGCCTGGTGGGGTTGGCATCACGCCATCCCTGCTGCGCTCAGCAGACCCGCCCCGCTTAAGCCGTTTTCCTCCGGCTGCCGAAGTTCTCCCGGAAGAGCTGACTGTTCGGCACCTTCGAGAGGTCCTCGGTGGTGTTCAGCCGCCCATCGCGACCACTACGGCCACCAGAACCGGAGCCGTATTCCGGTTTGAAGTGCACGCCATGAACAGGGTCCTTGCGGAGCTTGACAAACAGCTCGCCAGGGGTGACACGTTTGCCTGTTTCGGGGTCCAGTCGGGGGGAGCCATCGGGCTCCGTAAGGAACATGCCCGACTTGTCCTCGGCGATCTGATCGCCGTAGGCGCTCCAAATCGCGTCGAAGTGAGCCCTGCCATCAATGGGCGATGCCTCCGCGAGGCCATCTTTTGCCAGGAACTCCCGCTCGGCCTTGATCCGCAGGGCCTCGCGCTCGGCGGCGGTCTTGGCAGCTTGGAGATCACCGGTCACCCGAGCTAGCTGATCGTCGTACTTCCGCTGCAGCTCCTGACGCTGCAGGGCGGACTGCTGCTCGATCAGCTGTCGCTGCTGCTCGGCGGCCTCAGCCTTGGCCTGGGCCTCGGCCACCAGCTGGGGGTTCACCTGGCCGACTTCGCGGAGCTGGGCTTCGAGCTGGCGGGCGCGGGCACGCTCAGCCCGCAGCGCCTTCATCAGGCCATCGTTGTCGCCGGCGCCGTCGCCGGAGTCGCCCTGCTCACCACCAGCAGGGGGGTCAGCCGGGGGAGTGCCGCCGCCGCCGTCAGGCTCGCCGGATGGGGTTGGATCGACGCAGTGGAACAGTTCCCAGTCGATGACGGGGAGGAGGTGGGTGCGAAAACGCATCGTGGCATCACGCCGTAGTGCGCTTCAGCTTTCCGATCGCCTTCGCCTCGGCCCTGGCCTCCGCCTCACGGCGCTGCAGGCGAGCGCGATTGGCCAACGCAGCGAGGCTGGCGACCTCTATCAGGGCCGGCGTGGTGGGCTTGGTGGGGGTGTTCATGCGAACGAGCCGAGGGAGGTTGGTGGAGTGAAGTTGCCGGTGTAGAGCGCTCGATCGGTCAGCCGGATTCCGTATAGGCGAGATGGGCCGCTAAAACTGGAGCTGTTGATGGCGTCTAATTCGTCGTCAACATAAAAAACCGATGAATCGTCGTTAAGGGTTAAAATAAAATCAAGCACCTTGAACGAAAGTAGGTTTTGAGCATCAGCGGTTTGCCATTCTACGACTTTAGTACCTTCAACATATACAGCCGTACCGGCTTCGGTGAAAACCGCACAAACATGGATTTTTTTACCTCCCATATTGCTGTCGTAGAATTCTTCAACAAACTCACTGCCCTGGTCGTCGTTCTGGTAGTAACTGAAAACGCGAAGCCCTTCCTGAGCGCTGCCAATGGGATACGGGCCCTGGTCGACTACAAGGGCAAACTGAGTTAAGAAGCCAGCAAAAGAACCGGTTGGAGCGTATCCGGTTAAAGTGATATTTAATGCCGATGAGCCCGTCTGGTCTGGATATTCTCCATTTACGCTATTAAGCCTTGACCCTAATTTTACAATGGCTTCAATCGTCATAGCCTTAGGTGATCGCGTGATCCCATTGACCGGCAGCAAGCTCGGACGGTAAAGAAGGTCGCCATTTTCGTAGGTGTAATCAAAATTCACCCCCTGCCCTACAACCGTGCTTACGGTCAATGCCGCTGATTTTACCTCGGCGTAGCCAATTGAAACGTTGGGGGTTGTATACTCATAAACATCGCTGTAATAGGAGTTGTCACTGTAATTTGGAATGTCAAATTCATAACTGTAGATTTCGTCCGAAATGAATTCGTTGATTCCGTAGGATGTTGCTGCAAAAAATGTATTATTGTATCCACGTACTCCCCCAATGGCGACCCCTACATTCCCGTTTTGGCTTGTCCAAGGAATTGTGCTTTCACCATCTACAGCCTCAATCAACCTGTTAAATCCGTACCTACCGTTTGATGCAGTCAGGGGCTGCGTCGCGTTCATGTAAAAACCAAGCCCGCCGAAGCGCGGTGCAAACGGCAATCGTGGAGGCTCGAACTCCGGCACCGCGCCGCGCCACGGATCGGTCCCTGGCCGGCTGCGCCAGATCGGCGAGTCTGGTCGGCCCTCCTCGCGGCCGGCGGTCGCCTGCACGCGCCGAACGAGCCATCCTTCGCGATTCCGCTCATCCAGCCGCCGCCGGTTGGCCGCCTGCAGGGATCGGGAGACCTCCAGCAGCTCAGAGGGCAGCGCGAAGCGAAGCCTGCTGGCCATCAGGCGATCGTGGTCACGTCATCCACCAGCAGGAACAGGTCGTAGGAGCGCGGCTCGCCTGGGCTCAGCGCAATGGACGGTGACTCCGTGTAGACACCTGAGACGTGGGTGTCCCAGGTGGTCACATTGTTTGAGACGGTGCCGCCCACCAGGTACACGGTGTCGAAGGTGAGCCCCAGGCCATCGGCGTCAGCCTGAAACGTGGTCAGATTGTTCGGCGACAGGAACTGGCCGGCGCCGTCGTCGTAGGAGCCAGCCGGCAGGGTCCAGATGACCCGTTCGTATCCATCGGCGGCCTGTGCAGTGATCTCCGCCGCGTCCCATTGCGCCGTGGTGGAGTTAATCGTCAGCGATCCGGTATTCGTCGCCAGGCACGCCCGAATGACGCGCCCCTGATAGGCAGCGCTGTAGACGCGGCCAAGTTCGGCGTTTGACCATTGAAATGAAGTGGTCATTGCACGGCACAGGCAGCCATCGGCTCAGCTTTCCGCCGACTACGCGGCAACCTGAATCCCCGCCCCCACCCGCACGCCGCCGCCGATCACCACCGTCGTCGGCAGCCACCGCTGCACCGTGAACCTGGCGCCGACCTGCACGCCTCCCCGCAGGGAGATGGTTTCGTGGAACGGCCGCACCACCACGGATGGATTGATCGTCGCCCGCGGCACCGCCGGCACCCCGGAGGGCAGCGCGGCAAACAGGGTCGCGAGGTTCGGCGCCTGCGGGTTGAACCCGGCGGGAATCGCCATGGCATTCGCCGGCAGCGGGTTGGCGTTGGTGGTCACCGCCGCAGTCGCGGGCAGGCTGGTGGCCCCGGGGGGCAGGGGGAACCAGGCGGCGTCGACGGTGCCATCGATCGCGCCCCAGAACAGCACATCGCTCGTCACCACCACCCCGGACGGGCTGATCGTCCATGTGGTTCCGTTCATCCGGCAGGCGGCCGTGCAGCCACCCATGCGCACGTAGAGCAGGTCGAACGGCGCGGGCGGCGCGTCGATCGGCAGCAACTGGAGGCCCACCCCGGAGCGGTTAGCCAGCAGCAGGCGGTTCTCGATCCGCGCGTAAGCTGCCGATCGCTGCTCCGCGTCAGACGGCACCACCACGTAAGTGCCGTTCTGGGTGATGATCCGGTCGTCGCTCACGTAGGGCGGACTGAGCTCCAGGGTGGTTTGCGCCGCTGGCGAGCCGATCGCCCAGGTGATCGCAGCCTGCTGCTCCACTGTCGGGGCCTTGCCATCGGCCAGGCGGTTTCGCGCCTGCTGGCTGGGTCGTTTCTGCAGGCCGAACTCCCGCTCGGTGCGGATCCTGGTGGAACTCCCGTAGGAGGTGAGCCGGCGGGCGTCCACCATGATGTTCTGGAAGGTCTCGGTGCCCTGATCGCGCAGCTTGGCGATGGCATCAGCGCCGAAGGGGGTATTGATGTAGAGAACCTGCTGATAGGTTTTCGTCTGTGTGATGCCTGACGATGTTTCCTTGTCGTAGATCGTGGCGCGCGTCAGACTGACGCCGCTTCCCATCCTGAAATCAACGGCAGGTCCGGTCTTGCCGCACGCTGCAGCAATGTCGCCGATCGGCGTCCACTCGGTATAGTCCTCTCGCCGTACTCGGCTGGTATCTTCGCCGGAGGGCGAGGTGCCAACACCGCTGGCGTACGAAAACACGGTTTCCGTGTAACGGTTTCCGTTGAGCTGATTGGAGTACTCCCGACGCTTAATTACCCTGTCAAGTCCGTCGTAGGTGGTTTGCGTTATCTGAACATCGTTATACGTGATCATCTCCTTAACACTTACGCCTTGTGCGTTGGTGTATGTGTTGATTGATTGAATCGCCCCGCCGTTCACCTGCTCCCGCTCCCAGTTCCGGAGCTGCACGGCTTTTTCGTTGTCGATCGTCTCCGGATCCGGTGCCACCAGGCGGAGCCGGGTGAATCGCGCATACACCGATTCGGCCGGCAGCTCACCGACCGTTTGCGGCGTGAGGTCGATGATCTCCTTCTGCGTTACCAGCGGGCCGGCGGTGATCTCCTGGTCCTTGCTGACAAACGCCACCTGCCCGGCTTCGTTGATTCGGGCGAAGTACCCCTCAGACTGCGCAATCCGGCCCAGCTCCTCCACGTAGCCGGCCGACAGATCCCATTCATCCACCACGCGGGTGGTGGTGAACGGAATCGAGCCCGCGGCGGTCAGGCCCAGGGTGCTCAGGATCTGCCCCACCACGAACGATGCGGAGATCGACTGCGCTGCGGTGCGGCGCTCCAGGTCGCTCAGGTCTGGATTCGCCTCCTCGTTGGTGATGTTCGTCACCGCTGGTTTGCGGTCCTCGAAGTACGCCAGCGAGCACCCGACGCTGACGGTGGTGACACCCCGCAGCGGATCGGCGAACGAAGCCAGCACCCGCAGGCGCCGCGGCAGCCGGGCGATCCACCGCTGCCCATCGCTGTAGGCCAGGGCCACCTCAGAGCCCGGTGTCGGCCGATAGATCCCCTTCAGGTTGACGGTGCCGGTGACCTTCACGTACCCGGCGCCCTGCACGTGGGTGTCGGCGATCGTCGACGGCTCCGGAGCCAGCGGGCCGAGGCTGCACCAGGCCCAGTGTCGGGTGTCGAGGTTGATCATCCGCGGATCTTCGCCACCTTGAAATTCACGTCGTAGGCCACCGCCAGCGTCCCGCCGTTGGGCCTGGCGCGGGCGACCGGGATGGTCCACGCGACCGGGAACCAGTCACCAGCCGATGGCGTGGCGGCCACGGTGGTTTTCAGCCAGCTCTCCAGCGTGGTCAGGTGCGCCGCCGTGACCCAGCCCTGCACCTCGCGGGTCTCCACCACCGCCAACGAACCGGAGATCACGTGCGCCCCGGCAGGGTTGAGCTCCGCCTGCGGCAGGCCATCGAAGCTGTCGGGTCTGGCCGTCAGGTTCACGGTGGCCCCGCCGAACGTGAGAGTGCCGAGGCTCAGGCCAGCCTCCACCTCCAGGCCCTCCTCCGCCTCCCGCAGCAGCACCGCCAGGGCCTGGTTGGCATCCACCACCGACACCGAGACGCGGGTGTAGGCGCCGACCTGCTCCAGTGTCGGGGCCTCGCGGAACCATGCAGCGCGGGACGACCAGGAGAACCCGGGGCCGGAATCGCTGACGGTGACGGTGGCGCCAACGGATCCAGTGCGCTCCGGGGCCTCCTGCGGCAGGCGGGCGTCGCGCCAGGCGCGATAGATCCCCACCAGGGTGTTCGGCTCAGCGCCGCGGAGCAGGCCGGTGAGGGTCAAGGCCTCAGCGGTGCGCCCCCGGCGTGCGTCGCCCTCGAACGACAGCGGGTGACCGGTCAGGTTCGGGAAGTTGAAGGTCGCCCCGGAATAGGAAAGCGTCGCCATCGCTCAGAACCCCGCAACGGTGCGCAGCAACGCGGCATTAGAGGGGGCGACGACCTGCAGATCCCAGTTCTTCGCCACCAGGGCATCCATGCGGCTGGACAGTCGATCGATGGCCTGCTGCAGCTTGCCGGTGTTGCCGCCGGTGGAGGCGCCGAACGCCCCGGATGCCTTCAGGTTCGCGGTCACACCCGCCGGCAGCACGGTGCCCGACGAGGGGGCCCGCCAGAGCGAGCGAGCCGGCGCGCCGATCAGCGACAGGGCACCACCAGGGCTGAGCAGCGCTTCCTGGCCCAGCTCGTTGACGCGGTAGGTGGCGCCGGCCTCCACCGGGCCGCCGGTCCAGCGGCCCTGGGGGATCGCCGCGACGCGCTGCAGCGTGGTGAGCAGCCGGGTTGCGGCCTGGTTCGCCGCGTCGTAGCCGGCAGCCATGCCAATGGCTGCATTGGCGCTGTCCCAGGACGCGGACTGCACCGCCTCCACCTGCGCCCGCAGGGTCACCGTCTGCCCGTTGGCGGTGATGGTACCGACCGTGAAGCTCTGCACCGCTGCGCCGAGCTGCTGTGAGGCCTGCGCGGCCGCATCGAGCTGCGACAGCGGGCCGTTCAACGTGCGCTCCCAGTCTCTGGTGGCCGCCTGCGCCCTGAAGCCGTTGGCGGTGGTCTGCTGCTGCGCGTCGAGGGTCTGCCGCTCCAGCCCTTGAATTGCCGCGAGCACCGGCAGCCGCGCGGATTCGTAGCGCTGCTGCTCGATCGCCAGGTTCACCAGCTCGCGCTGCTGGGCGATCTGCCGATCGAGGACGGTGCGCTGTTCGGGGGACAGGCCTGGGTCCAGGGACTGCCCCTGGAGGCCCAGCAGTTTCTGCCCCTGCTCCAGCACGTTCCGCCGGGCCGCCGCCTGCGCCGCCTGCGCATCGATGACCTGCTGCGCCTGCTTGAGGGCCAGCACCCGGCGCTCCAGGTCGAACCGCTGCGCTGCGGCCGTGATCTGCGCGGCGAGGGCCTGCCGCTCGATGGTCTCGGCGTTGCGCTTCAGGCTGGCGATGGCCTCTTCCTGCTGGCGGATCTCGGCTGCGCTGGCCTTGCGATCCCGCAGGTCCTGCAGCGCTCGCTCTGCCTGCGCGATGGCGGCGCCTTGGCGGGCGGAGTCGACCGAGAACTGTGATGCGGTGAGCTGGGACAACGCACCCTGCAGGGCCAGGGCGGCGTCGAGGTAGTTCCGCTGATCCTGCAACCGCGCCTTCGTCAGCTCACCCTGCTGCCGCTCGATCTCCAGGGAGGTTTGCTGGATGCTCAGCAGATCCTTGGCGATGGTGAAAATCTGCTGCCGCTTCTCCACCACCGCCTGGCTACCCTGCAGTTCCAGCTGGGCGACGGTGGTTCGCAACTCGGCAATCTTCTGCAGGGCCTGCTGTTCCTGCTCGCTGCCCGGCGCCGCCTCGGCAGCCTTCCTGCGCTGCGTCTCCAGTTCGTTCCGGGCCGCCTCCAGGTTCAGCAACCGCTGCGCCGTCTGCGCCTGCTCCTCATTCAGCGCACCGGCGGCCCTGGCTTCGGCGATCTGCGCTTCCTTCTCGGTGGTGAGGAGCTTGGTGGTGGCGAGGCGTTGTTTTTCAATCTCCTCCTGCCTGGCTGCCGTGGCGATCTCCTCCTTCGTCAGGCCGGTTTTCAGGCGGATCGCCTCGGCGAGGTTGCCTTGCGTGCGGGCGTAGGTGTCGGCCTCGGTTGCGGCGCTGCGATAGCTCTGCGCCAGGGCCGTGTTGCCGGCGGCGTCCGCCTCATCCGCCAGCGCCCGCTGCTGAGCCGCTGCGTTGCGTGCGGCATCGGCCTGGTTGTTGAGTTCAACCGCGACTTCCTTTGCCGTTTTCTTCTGCTGCGCTGTGCCGCTTGAATCGCCGAGGCTCTTATAGAACTTCAGTGCGGCATCGGTGCTGAACTCAAGGCTATTCGTCACCTTGTCATTTTCCTGCCGGAATCGCTCCAGTGAGCGCACCTCAGCGGCGCGGCGCACCAGTTCCTGGTAGGCGTTCCGTGATTTCTCTACCTGAATGATGTTTTCGCCCAGGGTCTTGCTGAGCTTCTTGGATGATTCATCAAGCGCCTTCTGGCTACCGGCGAACGACTTCGTTACCGCATCGGCGCCTTTGGTCGTCTCCTGCCATAGCGAAACATTCCAGGCTATGAGGCCAATAAGTGCCGCCATAGGGCCAAGTTTTTGTATGGCTGCCCCAACGCCAATGGCCAGGTTTTTCAGGCCGTTAAGTAATATGGTTGGATTGACTGCAGCGTTGAGTTTCTGGAAGGAAAAAACACCAATCGTTGCCAGGTCCTTGAGGCTGTTGCCAGCACCTGCTGCTGCGGCAGTGATGGTGCCTTTCAGGCTGTAGTTCGTTGCAGAGACTGCCTTGATCGCATCCACCAGCTTCGGCATCGCCGCCGCCGCCACGCCAGCCCCACCAGCCAGGCTGCTCACCAGTGCCCGGCCGAGGGCCACGACCTCACCGGCCGCCTTCTGGGCAACGCTCAGCTCCAGCACCCGCTTGAGCACCAGATAGGCGGTGGTCGCACCGACGACGGCGCCGGTCATCAGGATCAGCGCGCCGGCTGCGTTCTTCACCGGATCCGGGATCCCAGAGATCGCCCCGGTGACAGCGTTGGCCGCATCGATCAGCGGCATCAGCGCCGCTGCCGCCAGCGCCGCAAAGGTGTTGTTGATCGTGCCGACGGTGCCTTCGAGCTGCTTCACCTTCAGCTCGAATCCCTGCATGGCATCACGGGCAACATCCGTGGCGCCCGCTGATTTCGCCATGGTGGCCGACATCTTTTTAATGTCGTCCTCAGTCTGATCCAGCAGCGCGAGCCACCGCGTCCCGTCATCTTCACCGCCGAACAGGTTGGCGGCCATGCGGATCTTCGTGGACGGATCCAGCTTGTCGAACGCCCGCTTCAGCGTCAGGAGCGTCTGCTCCATCGGCTTGAGCGTTCCGTCGGTTTCGTAGATGTCAAGCCCGAGCTGCTTCATCACCTTCGCGGCCATCGCGGCCTGGCCGGTGAGATCACGCACGGCGCCCTTGGCCGGTGGTGCTGCGCTCGCCAGCTTCGAGAACCCGTTCCGCAGGGTCACGCCAGCCTCTGAGGCGTCGATGCCTGCGTTGGTGAGCAGACCGGCGGCGGTGGCCAGCTCCTCCACCGATACCCCCAGAATCCGCGCCACCGGTGCCGCGTACTTGAAGGCCATGCCCAGGCCGCTGACACTGGCCGCCGAGGCATTGGCCCCGGTCACCAGGGCATCAACGACCCGGGTGGCGTCCTTGGCCTTGAGGCCAAACCCCAGGATCGACGCCGACACCACCGAGCCCATCTGATCGAAGGCGGTGCCGGTGGCCTCGGCGCCGCGCACGATGGAGCCCAGGCTGGCGCGGGCCTGATCGATCGTCATGCCTCCACGCACCAGCTCCGTGGCGAGCTGCGCCACCTCCAGCTGTGTGCCGGCCGCCTCGATCCCGACCTCATTGACCGCGGCGGAGAGCTTTTCGTACCCGCCGGCCTCGCCACCAGCGGCGGCAGCCTTTCGCAGTTCGGTGTCGAGGGCTCCGAACTCGCCGATCAGGTTCCGCAGCGCCCCGATGGCCTGGCCGGCTGCGTTGACGACCCCGTTCGTCAGCGCGAACGACACCCCGCCGACGGCACCCTCCAGGATCCGCAGCCCCTCGGAACTGTCGCCGATCTTGTCCAGCTCGCGCTCGGTGAGCTTGATCTGGTCCTGCAGCTCCTTGAATCGCTGGCTGCCGATGGCGACCTTGTTCAGCTCCGCCTGCAGGGTCTGCAGCCGCTGGTTCAGCCCATCGATGCTGCGGGGATCGGCCTGCACCGCGACGCGGGTGGCCCTTAGGGTTTCGAGCTGCTTCTGAATTGCGCTGATCTGCTGGTTCAGGATGACGACCTGCCCGCCGTCGACGTTGACCTGATTGCGCTGCGCCTTCAGCCGGCCCAGATCCGCCAGCAGGGCATCGATGGAGCGCTGCACAACGCCCTGAATGCCGCCGCCCAGGGCAGTGCCGACCGCCCGGCCCGACTGCGCAGCCTGCGCCTCCAGCTGCTGGAACCCGCGCAGCAGCTCCTGAAAGTCACCGCCGACTGAAACCTGAAAATCGCTCATGGGGTCACCACCACGGTCGGGTTCGTCCAGCGGACCACCACCTGATCGATCACGCCGATGCCATCACCCGGCGCGTCGCCCTCCACGCTGGCGGCCGTGGCCCCGGGCAGCAGGGCCATCACTCGCTGCGCGACGGCCTGCAGCTGCGCCGCCGATTGCCAGCCCATCACGTGAATCCGCCAGGTCGGGTTCGGCAGCGTCGCCTCCTGCGTCAGGCTGGGGGCGAAGCCCGGCACGGCGGTGATCACCAGCTCGATGCCAACGGCGGTGGTGCCAGGCGGGAGGGATTCGTTGGCCGCCAACACCGCAATAGCCGGCCGGCTGGTGCCATCGGCGAGTGTGTAGGTGCCCAGTGCCGCGGCGATGGTGGCATCGGCCAGCAGCACGTCGTAGATGTCCTGGGCGGTGGCGGGGAGGGGCATGCCTCAGGTTTCCGCCCTGCCCCACGACGGCTCACCGTCGGACGCCAGGGCATCGGTGACCACCTGCAGGGCGCTCCGGCCTCCCTCTGTGTTGAACTCTTCCCACCAGCGGCAGAGCGCATATCGCTCAAGGCCTGACTCCGGAGCGATCCGAAGGATGCCGTCGCTCGTGATCCTCGCCTTCATGGTCCACCCAGTCGCTGCCTCAGGTTTCCAGCCCGCCCCGGAAACCTCACCGCAACCACCGCCGCGAGCTGATGGAGCCGATGGAGCTCACCACCGCCCAGCGCTTCGAGATCGAGCGGATCAGCCGGGGCATTGATGCCACCACCGATGTGGCCACCCTGCAGGGCATCGCCAAGCAGCTGCTGCAGACCTGGCAGATGCAGCGGGCTGCCACCGCCTGGATGATGCGCCAGACGCTGCCCAGACAGCAGAACGCCCCGGCCACCGAAGCAGCCAGGGCGCCTGTGGGATCAGATCAGAAGTCCAGCTCGTAGGGGCCGTAGGTTCTGATGCTCTGCTGGAACTTCACGATCGAGCCAGCCGGTGCGTTGGGCTGGAAGCCAGTGAATCGGCCGTAGCCGAAGGTCTCCTCAGTCACGCCGGTTGGCGCGGTGATCGCGTACATGATCATGAGCTTCTCGCGCACGGATTCCTTCGAGGCGATCCGCATCAGTTTGTACGCCGCGTCGGCATAGTCGATCACGCCCTCCACCGCGATCGAGTGGGTCTTGCTGGTGGGAATGGAGGTGTCGTACGATTTCGCCTCGTCGTCGTAGGTGACGACGGTTTCCTCGTTCTCCCCTTCGTTCGGGGTGATGTTCGTCAGGCCCAGCAGGCGGATCGGAGCATCGGTGCCGTCGAGCTTCAGGGCGGGCAGCACGCTGCCGGCGGTAACCGACGCTTCCGTCACGTTCCCAGTCGCCAGCGCGTAGGTGAGCGTGAACGGGGATGAGGCGGTGACCGATGCCACCGTGTAGTAGCCGTTCAGGACTGCGTTGGGGCTGGCCACATCCGACACCACGATCTTGTCGCCCTGGGCGAAACCATGGGCAGCGCCGAAGGTGAGGGTGACCACGTTGGAGGCAACCGCAACCTTCGTGATCGCCTTCGCGGTGCCGACGCCGATGCCGAGGCCCGATCCGGTGCCGACCTTCACGACGGCGGAGCTGTTCGACATCAGGGTGCTGATGTCCATGAACTTGCCGGTGCCAATTCCCCCCAGATCGAGCTTGGCGAGGTCAACGGCGCTGGAGCGCAGCAGCCGCATGTACAACTTCTGGCCGTAGCTCTGCGAATAGTTTTGTGCCATGGGATTCCTGGACTCCCCTGCAGCAGTCCCTGGCCCTTCAAGCCGCCCGCACGGCTTAAGGGCGGAAACCTAGGCGCAGCCCACCTCCTGCCCGCCGCCGTGAGCTGCTACCCCCGTGGCGTCTGCCACTGCCCGCACATGAAGAACCGGCCGTTTCAGGCGCGGGTCTGGTACGCCGGCAGATACTGGAGCCTCGGATATTGCGCCTCGATCACTGAGGCGGCAGCCCGTGTGAATCGGGTATATCAGGAGATGGCTGAATGGCGAGACATGCAGCTTCCGCCGCCCACACTGCTCCCTCTGATCCGGCGGCGGGAGGCGGCACAAGCAGCCACATCGGATCCGGCTCGCCCGGCCGCCTGAACTCCCGCACCTGACCAGCCGCAGTGTCCTCGGCGATCAGGAATCCACGCCAGCCGTCGGCCGCCTGCCGTGGGGCCAGCAGGATCGCATCGACGGCCAGCAGGGCCAGCAGGGGCGGCGGTGGGGTGTCCGCAGCGGCGGTGCTGAGCGGTTCGTAGAACGCCAGCGCGAAGCCCGGGAACAACTGCCGGCGGATCAGCTCCAGCATCGCCGCGCCAGGCTCGGCCGGTGGCCGCTCGCCGGGTTGCTGCTGGCGGAAGAAGCAGTAGTCGTGCAGCTCGTCGGTGCGGCCGCCCTCGGGCAGGTTCACCGAATGCAGCCGCTGGTGCAGGGATGCCACGGGCAGTTCCGCCCAGTGGAGCCGCTGCATCAGCCAGCGCTCGCCCTCCTCGATCGCTTGGCGGATGAAGGTGGTCGGGAGCCGGCCGAAACGCTCTCGGCTGAAGGCGGGATCGCCGGGCCAGAGGCGGCGGCAGCGCCAGAAGGTTCCGGCCCAGTCGGCGGGCTCTGGCCATCGCCCGCCTGCGGCCCGAGCTTTCCCAGCGCTTCGGTCATCGCGGCCACCAGCTCCTCAGGATCCTTCCTGGCTCCGCCGTGGCGCTCCTCATCCATGAACCCGGCGATCGCCTGCTGGAGTGGCCCAGGGAACTTCCCGGCGACGGCCATGGCCTCATCCCAGTCCTGGCACGCATCGGTGCGGATGCTGATCGCCGCAGCGACGGTGCGCAGGGTCTGCTCCATCGATGCCTGCGCCAGGCGGTTCTGGACCTCTGCCACCAGGGTGGCGTGGTGGAGCAGGGCCCGCTGCTCGTCGGCGGCCAGCGCCACCGGGATCCCGAGGCGGGTCGAGACCACCCGAACGGCGATCCGCTGCGCGTCGATCTCCAGTGCGCCGTCGGCCACCAGGGCATCGGCCAGCCGGGAGGATTCGGCGTAGACCGCGCTCTGATACTCGTGCTCACGGATGGCGATCTCCTCGTCCGCCAGCCAGGCGCCGAAGACCGGCAGCTCCAGGCTGCACTCCTGATCGTTGACGACGGCCGAGACGATGCGGGTCTGCCGCCGCGGCGCGACGACCCAGGGGAGTTCAGACATGGTGGGCTGGTGGGGTGCCTCAGGTTTCCGGGACGGGGGTCAGCGGCGGCGAACGGGCCTGAAACGGCGGCCGACTCGATCAATGCCACCGGTCAACAGATTTCCCTGACGCGCAATGCCTCTACGAACTCGTTTTGTATAAAGGCCGACTTTGCCTCCCTGGCCCGTCCATTTTGTTGCATTAGCTTGCTTGATAACCGCATTTCTGCGCTTGCTCTGTGCACGAGTAGCCTGAGATTTTGTTCTGATTGACACGCGCAGTCCACGCATTCCAGATGCTGCCTGTGCCGTAAGCGCTTTTTTCGCTGCTTTCAGCTTTGGCCCGTCGTATTCGCCGCCCCATTTATCGGTTGACTTGGTTTCATCTTTTCTGAGAAAACTTACACGTTTGCGTAGTGTGCTGAGTCGATTGCGGGCTGTTCTTTCATTTTGCGGCGATTTCTTGCCGGTTCTGTAGTTCATCATCATGCCCCTATTCATATTGGCCACTCCGATGTCTTGCCTATATTGCGCTTGCGCTTGCTTAACCTTTTCAATTCGCCTGTTTGTTTTGCTTAAATCTTTAGCAACAGCCCTTTTTCCAGCTTCGTCGAGTTTTCCGCGCCTGCGCCGAAGTGCTGTTTCAAGCGAAGATTTCCTACCTTGTAATTCCCGCAGTTGCCGATTTGCTCTGCCTTGAGCGCGGCCCAGCAACGCTTCTGGTCGCTCGCTGGCACGCCGTCTCGCGCCTTGAATCTGGCTCGGCGTCAGCGCTGGCTTACTTGCTTCCCTTTTTCCACCACCCTTCCCGCTTCTCAGCTCCCCCCCGCCCCCTTTAATCCGGGCCGTCTGCACCGCTCTCTGCTTCCCAGATGCGGTGCGCAGCCGCCCGCCGCGGGCCGTGGCACCATCGCCACCCTGCGAGGTGATCCGGCCAGAGTTGTCGCGGGTCAGCCTGTTTCGGCCTCGCGGGGCTGGCTTGGCTGCCGGGCGGCTCGACCCACCTCCACCACCGGCGAACCTGCCTCGGCTGTCGCGCTTGTAGGTTCTGGCCACGGTCGCTGGTCGATGTCTGCCTCAGGTTTCCGGCAACATGCAGGCATGGCGATCACCCACCGCGGCGAGCAGTTCGCCGGCTACAACAAACCGAAGCGCACCCCGAAGCACCCCACCAAGTCCCATGTGGTGCTGGCGAAGGAGGGCGAGCAGGTGCGCCTGATCCGGTTCGGGCAGCAGGGCGTCAGCGGCAGCCCCGCCAGGAAGGGCGAGAGCAAGGCGGCGAAGACCAGGCGGGCGAGCTTCAAGGCCCGGCACGCGAAGAACATCGCCAAGGGGAAGATGAGCGCGGCATGGTGGAGCTCGACGACGAAGTGGTGATCACCCCCGCAGCTGCGCCAGCCAGACGTTCCGCAACCGCTCGCCCACGTCGTAGGTGACGACCCCCGGCACGTTCTCCTGCCCCAGCACAGCGCGGGTCCAGGGGCGCGGGGGCAGATAGACCCGATCGGCGTCGCGGTTGCCCCAGGGATAGATCCAGGCCCCCTCGTGGACGGCGGTGGCATAGTCGGCCGACCACTTGAATGTGGCCTGGTAAGGGCCGGTCATCCGGTAGCTGCCGGTCTGCCGCAGGTTCCCGGTGTCGATGATGTTCCGGGGGCTGCCGGCGGTGCCCTTGGTGCGCTGCGTTTCCCTCGGCCACTCCCACGACTGCGCCGTGAACGACTGCTGGAGTGCGGCGAACAGCTCCCCCATCACGATCTGCGACGCCCGGCGGGCAGCCTGCTCGGCCCGGGCCCTGATGTTCCCGCTGCGGACCGTGACCCTGATGCTCATCCTGCTGCCTGCAGCTCGATGCGGATCCGATCGCCGATCTCAGCCCGCACCAGGCTGCCGATCCCACCAGGCCCGTAGGGATCCGCCAGCGCGAGGATCGTGGCGCGGCCCTGCTGCCCGGGCGTGGCCGTGGTGGGCAGCACCGTGAGGTCGCCCAGGTAGCCGGTGCCCTCCAGCCCCGCGAGCAGCCCCGGCGGAGCCTGGCCGGTGTCGTTCCAGCTGAACGCACTGGAGGCCGCCAGCCAGCTGGAGTTTGCCGGTAGCGTCGCCCATGCCGTGATGTACCCCGAGAGCGTGCGGCTGCGCGGGTCGATGCTGGGGAGGTCCGCCGCAGCGATCGTCTCGCCCTTGGCGAAGCACTGCAGCACCCAGCTGGCGGTGGCCGCCGGCACGCCGGATCGGAAGTTCGCAGCTGCTTGTGCCTCGCGCCTAAAGCGCTCGACGAATGCGGGGTCAGTTGCAAATTCCGGAAACAATACCTTCATTGCCACGGGGCGGT